AATCCCTTGACACCAGCGCAACTGGCGTGAAGCCCTTATCCGTGCCGGATTTCTTCAACCAGCCTAAGTACAAGCACGGCGGTATCGTGTCTTTGAAGAAAGATGCCAAGAGGGTTCGTGCTGCCGGTATCGGTGGCGACACCGTCCTTGCCCACATTACCCCAAGCGAAGCAGCCCTGTTGAAGTCGATGGGTGGTTCCGGTCGCATTAACCCGCGTACCGGTTTGCCAATGTTTGAGGCGGGGGATGGCCCCGACGCCCCCGGTTCCCCCGGCCCCGACGCCCCCGGAACTAATTCAAACACGAGCGATGGGCAAGCGCAAGGTCCCGGCCTTGGCCTAAACGATTCTTTCGGAATGCAACCCGGAGAGTATGGCCCAATCATGGGGCTCATGAATTTTGGCGGCCCCACTGTGTCCGATGCCCTTGGAGACACCTCTTTAGGGTCGTTTGGTTTTAACGGTATTACCTCAAACTCCCTTGACGTCACCTCTCCTTTTAGCGGTACGCCAACGGCTCCAGAGGCTGTGCCCGGATACGAGGGTCCGGGGAAGAGTGTTACTGACTCAGTGTTCAGTGGCTCTACTCCTACCGTGGACCCTGCTAATCCTCCTTCTGTACTTGACACTCTAAACGACGTACCCTCAAGTTTTAAAAGCACCCCTGACAAGGCTCCCGGCTTTGATGTAACCAACGCATTATCATTGGCTAATGTTCGCGATGCCATTTCTAAAAACATAGACGCACTTGTAGAAGCCCCCGCCACTGTAGGAAAAAGTCCAAGTCAAGCGCAAGCTATTCAAGACGCCTTAGACCGTGCAACGACTATTGACAGAACGGTAAGTTTTACTCCGGAGGGAGAAAAGGCAAAGCAAGAAGCTGTTTCCCTTCAAGCACTGGAGCAAATGAACCTTGCTGAAATCGGAAAACAGGTTGCCAACTCCGCTTTGACGTCATTTTCTGCGTTAACTTCAAATCCTACAACCACTGCGAAGGAAGCAGAAGCTGCCAGTTCTCTGGCTGCACAAAACGCCAAAGATCAGGCGGTAGCCAATGCGTTAAGTGGTCTTGTTGAAGCTCCCGCAGCTATTGGTACAACTCCCTCTACGTCGGTAGCACCTTCTACCCCCGCATCCTCTACCCCCGCATCCTCTACCCCCGCATCCTCTACCCCCGCATCCTCTACCCCCGCATCCTCTACCCCTGCGCCCTCAACCCCCTCAATATCTAATATAGTTGGCAGCTTTTTGTCCAACCTCAACCCCGTATCTGCCGTGATGAATAACCCCGTATCCGCTGTAACAAATGCCGCAGTCGGTGTGTTCGGTGGACCATTTGGCTTGGCTAACTCTATTTCTGGTTTAGTGGGAGGTCCAACTCTCGGTGGAGCGGTGTCCTCTATGCTTGGAAAAGAAAACACCACCGACTCTCCGGCAAACAATACAACCAATTCTCGAAGTAGCACCAACGTAGGGCCCGGACCATCAGACCCTAATTTATCCGGGGGCGGCAATGATGGCGGAGGAAGCAGTGGAGGAAGCAGCGGCACAACTCCCGTTATTCCCGTAACCACGTCTACTTCTTCAGTAGAGTCACCCATAAAGTACGACATATCAAAATTCTTGGGGGATGTGGGCAAAACAACGTATACTACCCCCGCTTCCGTCTACACATCATATCCTGTACAACAGGGCATTGGATCGATAGCTGCTCCTCAGTACACGGGCGGCTTCTACAACCCATCTTTCGGTAAAGTTCCGTATCAATAAGGAGTCCGCTATGAAGTCCCCAATCCAAAGTGCCAAACAAAAAGACGTGCCAATCACCAATAGCTTGGAGATCGTAAACCAAGGTACGATTCCATATAAGCGTCAGGAAAACGCACCAATCACTCCTGCTCCTAAAGGCTTTCAAAAGGCCCGTGGTTTCGGTTTGCAGATGCGCCCAAATGATTTTACTGTGAGCTAACAATGGCAAAGACTCCGGCTTGGACACGCTCGGAAGGGAAGAACCCTTTCGGTGGGCTGAATGCTAAGGGTCGTGCCTCCGCCAAAGCGCAGGGTCACAACCTGAAGCCTCCTGTTCTCAAGGGTGATAACCCGCGTCGGGCAAGCTTCCTTGCTCGGATGGGGAGTATGCCTGGGCCTGAGCGTGACGAGAAGGGTAAGCCAACCCGCTTGCTGAAGTCTCTTCAGGTGTGGGGGGCTTCTTCCAAGGCGGATGCCAAGGCAAAGGCTGCGGCAATTAGCAAAAGGAATAAGGGCAAATGAAGAAGCAAGTCTGGGATAAACCAAGACCCAAAGGCTTGGGTAAGTCAAAAGCCCTGTCCGCTGGCCAGAAGTCCTCTGCCAAAGCTGCGGCTAAGGCGGCGGGACGTCCCTATCCTAACCTGATCGACAACATGCGAGCTGCGAAGAAGAAGTGATATGGATCCTTTAACCGTACTAGCTCTTGCCCAAACAGCTTTCGCTGGTTTGAAAGCGGGCATAGCTGCGGGCAAAGAGATTCAGCACGTTGCTAAAGACCTTTCCGATTTGTGGGGTAGCCTTGCAAAGCTAACGCAGATTGCGGCGGAACCACCTCGTAAAGCCTTTTTCTCCAGCAAGTCACCTGAGCAGATTGCTATTGAACGGTACACGGCTAAGGCCGAGGCCCAAGATTTGACCGCCAAGGCCAAGAATATGTTTGTTGGCCAATTTGGTTTAGCCGCGTGGGATCAAGTGCAAAGAGAAGTCATCAACATTCGCAAAGAGATCGAGCGGGAAAAGTACATGGCGGAAAAGGCCCGTGCTGCAAAACTTGAGGAAATGCGCGACGCCGCTGTCATTACGATGATTGTGCTGGGTCTTGTTGGTATGATTGGCCTGATCGGCATGGTTTTGTTGGTAAGGGGCTGAGATGTTTGACACGGACGCCATTACCAAACCTATCGCTGTTGTGACGGCGGTTATGGCTATGGTCGGTGGCGGATACTCGTTGTACGATAAGATCAAGCTTCCGCCCAAGGACATCCTGAAGTGGGAGGCAGAACATTTCAGCATCTCTAACAGCCATGCCTCGGGTGCGTTTAAAGTGGTGGTTGCTCGCCAAAAGATTCGTGACGATTGCACAGTCGAGGAGTTTGGTCTTGAGGTGCGTGATTCCGACTACATTGTCCACAAAGCCAAACCCTCTATAGCTAAGTTTTCTGGGCCAGCTACCCCGACAGTGGACAAGTTTGGGTACACGATAACCCTTGAGGACCCCGATAGTGTTGCCGTTGGCCCAGCAAAGTTGTTTGCCCGCATCGTATACAAGTGCCCCGAAGGCAATGTCGTAATCTCCTACCCAGACCACAAGAACCTAAGCTTCAATATTGAGGACAAATGAATGGATCTCTCCAAAATAGGTGGCCTTTTGGCTCAATTGGCTCCCACAGTAGCTACAGCTTTGGGTGGCCCTTTGGCAGGGTTAGCGGTCAAAACCATTTCGGAGGCGATGTTCGGGCATCCGGATGCAAACGAATCCGAAGTGTCAGCCGCTCTAATGAGCGCAACGCCCGAGCAGCTTCAGAAGCTGAAAGAAACCGACGCCACCTTCAAGTTAAAAATGAAGGAACTGGACATTGATCTGGAGAAAATCTCCTCCGAGGACCGTGATTCTGCCCGCAAGATGCAGATGGAAACCCGTGACTGGATTCCACGGGCTCTTGCTCTTTCCGTCACAGTAGGTTTCTTCGGGATTCTAGCGTGGCTTCTAACCAAGGGCGTTCCTCCGACTGGCTCGGAAACGCTGATCTATATGCTGGGTGCTTTGGGTACGGCTTGGACGGGCATCGTCCAGTTTTACTTTGGATCCTCGGCAGGGAGTAAGGCAAAGACAGATGCCTTAGCAAAACCAAAGGAGTAGCGGTGAGCGACCTTTACATTGTTGACAAATTGTTTAAGACAATAAGGGAGAGGCGGGAAGTAGTTCTTGAAGCGTTGACAAAAGGCTCGGTTCAAGATTTTGCCTCTTTCAAACACCTACGCGGTAGACTCGAAGCGTGGGACGAGATTGAAAACGAAGTACGCCTTTTGCTAAAAGATGAAAGAGACAAAGATGACTGACCTTATACTACCAGAATACCTTGCTGCCAAAATCCGTAAGGCAGAAACTACTTCGGAACCAGTCCCCGAAGTGAAAGAAGAACCTAAAGGAGCCTTAGAACAGGCTTTCGTTCTTGAAGAAGACCGGGTCTTGGACCCGACCCGAATCCCGGAATCAGCAATGGAACGACTCCCCAAGCCTACCGGCTGGCGGATTCTCGTACTTCCATATAAAGGCACCGCCAAAACTAAGGGTGGCGTGTTCTTGGCTGATGAATATGTTGAGCGTCAGTCACTGGCGACAGTGGTGGCTTACGTTCTTGCAGTTGGACCTACGGCCTATCAGGACAAAGACAAGTTCCCTGACGGTCCGTGGTGCAAGAAGGGGGATTGGATTATGCTTGGGCGGTATGCCGGAGCCCGATTCCGAATTGAAGGTGGAGAAGTCCGCATTCTTAACGATGACGAGATCATCGCAACCATCTCTGATCCTTCCGACGTTTTGAACGTCTGATCAGTGCAGCAACGGGGATTGCTATGAGTGAAGAAGATAAAGTAGAAGACGGTTCCGTTGAAATTACCCTTGAGGATGATTCGGAAGCGCAAGTTGAGGTAGAGGTTGCGGCAAAGCCCGAACCCGACAAGAAATCTGATGACGACCGACAAGAGCGCGACCTTGAGGATCAATCCGAGAAGGTTAAAAAGC